CAGGATAAACTTAATGGATCTCGTGGTGTCCTTTATCTTATAGAAGAGGCAGGTATTTTTAAAAACCTATTGGAGGTTTATGGAATGATACGTCCTTCTGTAGAACAGGGTACATCAGTGTTTGGTGAGATTTGTGCTTATGGTACTGCCGGTAATGAGCAGTCTGACTTTACAGCTTTTGCTGAAATGTTCTATTCTCCTGAAGGATATAATATGTATGGACTTCCAAATGTTTTTGATAAGGAGGGACAAGGAAGAAAAACTTGCTGCATGTTTTATCCTGCATATCTCAATTATGATGACTCTTGTGTAGATGAAAATGGTAATAGTGATGTTACCAGAGCTTTACTTCTCCTTCTTATGGATAGATACAAAGTAAAGCATGGAACTACCGATATAAATACTATTACTAAACGTATCTCACAGTATCCTATAACCCCACAAGAAGCTATTATAAGAAGTCAGGGTAATGTATTTCCAGTTACAGAACTTAATGAAAGACTAAATCAGATAGACAATAACCCTTCAGAATATGATGATGTTTATGTAGGAGACTTGACACAAGACAAGGATGGTACTGTTAAGTTTGAACCTACAGGAGATTTACCTATTAGAGATTATCCTACTAAAGATAATAAGGTTTTAGGAGCATTAGAGATATTTTCAATGCCCCAAAAGAATGCTGATGGAGTAGTTCCTTTCGGGAGATACATTATATCTCTTGATCCCTTTGATAGTGATGTATCAGATACTATGTCTTTAGGTTCATGTTTTGTTATGGACACTTGGACAGATACTCTTGTTGCAGAGTATACGGGAAGACCTATGTTTGCTGAAGAACTATATGAAAAGGTAAGAAAACTCTGTTTGTTCTATAACACTAGATGTATGTACGAACAGAATATATTAGGAACCTTTTCTTACTTCAGTAGCAGAAACTGTACTCATCTTTTGGCAGATACTCCTGAGTATCTTAAAGAAAGACAGATGATAGGCAATATAGGGTATGGCAACAAAGGTAAAGGTATCAGAGCTACAACACCCATTATTAATGGTGCCTTTAAGATGATAAATAGTTGGCTTAGGAAGCCTGTTACTAAAATAGTAAAGGATGATGAGGGTAAAGAAGTAGAAATTACTGTTCCTAATTTATTTCATATAAGGAATAGAGCGTTGATAAAAGAACTTATTCAATGGAATCCTTATGGTAACTTTGACCGTGTGTTATCTTTAGTTCAATTAATTCTTTATAGAGAAGAGAAGATGGTCTTGTTTCAAGGAGATATGAAAAAAGATGCTACAGTTTCTTCTGGCATGGAAAAAGATGATTATTGGAAGAAAAATTATCCCGGCAAAAAGAAGAATTACTAGCAGTAAATAGTGAAAAACTTAGATTCTTTTTTAGTTATCCTTACAAACAAAATAAGAATAACAATGGCCAAATGTTAAATATATACTTTTGCAAAAGAAGATCGTAGAAACTTTAATTTTTAAAGAGAAGAATATGGAAGAAATTTTTGAAAACATTTTAGGGGAGGATGAAATAGATACCCTGTTTTCCGAACCTGAAGGTAATCCTGACTCAGAGGAGAAGGGAAAAACTGACAAAGAAAAGTCAGAAGATATTGAAAAGACTGATACAGACAAAACTACTGAGGTTGTAAACCCTGATGACCTGTTTGGGGACCAGGAAACACAGCCAGAGAGCGTAGGTAGTGAGAAGAATAAAGAAGATCACGAGGAAAAGGAAGATGCCACCACTGATAAAGACAGTGGCTCTTCTCCAAACGAAAACTTCTACTCTTCCATTGCCAATGCCTTGGCAGTGGATGGTATCTTCCCCAACCTTGATGATGATGACATCAAGAAAGTAACTGATGCAGAATCTCTAAGTGATGCTATAGAGGCTGAAATCAATGCTCGTCTTGATGAAAAACAAAAGAGAATTTCAAAAGCTCTTGAAAACGGTGTTGAGCCTACTGACATCAAGAAGTATGAGGACACTCTTCAGTTCATCTCTTCTATAACTGATGCTGCTTTGGCAGAAGAAAGTGAAAAGGGAGAGCAACTTAGAAGAAACCTCATTTATCAGGATTTCCTTAATAAAGGATATTCTCCTGAAAAGGCACAGAAGTTCACAGAAAGAACCATTGATGCCGGTACTGATTTAGAAGATGCAAAAGAGGCTCTTCAAAGCAACAAAGAGTTTTTCCAGAAGAAGTACAACTCACTTCTTAAGGAAGCTGAAGATGCTGCTAACGAAGAGAGAGCTGAGAGAACAAAGGCAGCTGAAAAGCTGAAAGATTCTCTTTTGAAAGAAAAACAACTGTTTGGTGATATGGAAATTAGTACAGAGGTTCGTAAGAAGGCTTATGAAAATGTTATGAAGCCTGTGTATAAAGATCCTGAAACTGGAGAATATATGACTGCTCTTCAGAAATACCAAATGGAGAACAAGGCAGATTTCCTTAAGTATGTAGGACTTTTTATGGCTTTGACAGATGGCTTCAAAGATTTTAAGTCCTTTACTAAAGGAGAAGTTAAGAAAGAAGTAAAGAAAGGTCTCAGAGAGTTAGAACAAACCTTAAACAATACCAGAAGAAATGCTGATGGTAGTTTGAAGATGGTATCTAGTGCAAAAGAAGATCCTGAATCATTTATAGGAGGTAACTTTAACCTAGCTCTCTGAACTAAGAAATAGATTTGAAACATTTTGTTTAATGCTTAAAAAATTTTAAGATGGGTAAACTTGGAAAATTTCAAAGTTTAGAGTTCGACAGCTGGGGTAAAACCTCAAAGCTTAATCATCTTAGTGGCGTATTTCTGAGAAATCCTCAGCAAGCTACTGATATGATGGTACAGTTGCTGGCCTTCCACAAGGGCAAGACATTGGACACCTTCCTTTCAAAGTTCCCGACCAAGGAGTTTGATAGTGATGAGGAGTACACATGGAATGTTATGGGTTCTACAATGAAGAATCTTCCCATTGTTGAGGCTCGTACTCTTGCAGGTGTTGTTATTGGCGCTGCTGATACAGCAGGTGCTAATGGCGAGCCTTTCTATGTAGTATTTGATGAGGACCTCTTTGCTGACGGTGCTGTTATCGTTGGTGAGCTGAATGAGGTTTATCCTCTGAGAATATTGGATGATGGCTACAAGGAGGGAACCAATGTTCGCTACAAGGTTGAGCTTATGGGTGGTGTCCTCGGTGGCATGCCTGGTGATCAGCTTCAGCCAGGTAAGAGATTCTCTAAGGAATATGCTCCTGTAGAGCGTGAGTTCTCTCGCAAGGTTGATGATGTTACCTTTGCAAGTCCTATTGCAATGCGTAATGAGTTCACTACTATCCGTATGCAGCACAAGGTATCAGGTGCTTTACTTAACAAGAAGATTGCCTTTGGTATTCCTGTAGAAGTTCCTACAACTAATGGTTATACTGTTAAGAACTACGATATGTGGATGCACTATGAGCAGTGGGTTCTTGAGCAGCAGTGGAATGAAGCTAAGAACAAGGTTATTGCCTTTGGTCGTAGCAACAGAAACAAGAATGGTGAGTATCTGAACATTGGTAAGTCAGGTGAGGTTATCCGCATGGGTGCTGGTCTGTATCAGCAAATGGAGGTTAGCAACACTGATACTTATAACACCTTCTCACTGAAGCAACTTGAGAATGCTCTGTATGAGCTGTCAGCTGCTAATCTTGATATGAAGGATCGTACCTTCATCCTCAAGACTGGTGAGCGTGGTGCTGCTCAGTTCCACAAGGCAGTTCTTGATACTGTAAGTGGTTGGCAGGCTATTCAGGTGAATGGTGATGCTCTCGGCATGGTCAAGAGAACAACTTCACCTCTGCATGAGAATGCTCTGGCTGCAGGCTTCCAGTTCACTGAGTTCCTTGCACCTAATGGTGTTAAGCTGAAGGTTGATGTTGATCCTTACTATGATGATCCTTATCGTAATAAGATTATGCATCCGGATGGTGGTCCTGCCTTCTCATACCGTTATGATATCTTTGATATCGGTACTATGGCACAGCCCAACATCTTCAAGGTAGCTGTTAAGGGTATGCGTGGTGATATGACCTCCTATGAGTGGGGTCTGAGAAATCCCTTCACTGGTCAGATTGGCAATCCTTATATGTCACATGACGAGGATTCTGCTACTATCCACAAGATGACCACCACTGGTGTATGCGTTCTTGATCCTACAAGAACTGTAAGCTTGATTCCCGCAATTCTGCAGGGCTAATTAAATAAGGAAAAGCATGGGGGAGTTAATTCTCCCCCTTTGCTAATCCTTTTATATACTAACTAACATTTTAAAGGAGAAGATAAAATGGCTAACAAGAAGAGAGTAGAAGAAGAGATTCCTAATTTGGAGAATATTCGTATTGATACAACTCCAGTAGAGGAAAAAGTAGTAGAGATTCCTAGGGCTAAAATAGAAGAGCCTGAAGAACCAGTACAACGGCCCACTCAGCAGCCCACAAGTTCAGATGAACCTGTAAATTGCTTGAGAAATGAAAAGATTGTTGTTAGATTTGTTCCGAGTCCTAATGCTATGGTACAGAGTAGAAGCCATGTATTAGGTGGAGGAATGGCAGAAAGTGCAACAAGAAAGTTTACAGTTCCTAGATTAGCTAGTACCGGTAACTTTAAAAATGTACTTACTAACAATGAAAAAGCGTTCCTTGAAAAGGCAATGGGTCTTGAGTATAATGCTCTGAATATCTACAGAAGGCATGATAACTTCTGGGACGACAGTAATCCAAGAGGTATAGGCAAGGTTACTCTTTATAAGCAAGATAACTATTTTGATTTGAGTTCTCCTATTGACTATATCAAATATAAGATACTGTTGGCCAATAAGGATACAATTGCTTCAAGCTTACAAGAACTTGAAGAGCATCCTAAGGCAACTTACCAGTTCGTTATTATCTCCGAGAATGCAGAGACTCAGATGAATCTTAGCAAAATGGATGCTACCAAGCGTTGCTATATGGAGTATGGTAAAATTGAGAATGATAAGGATACTCTTAGAGTTGTCATTGAAACATTTGAAGGAAGACCTACTACAGCACAGACAAAGCTTGACTGGTTACAAGGTAAGATCAATGATTATATTCAGAAAGATCCTAGAAGATTCCTTGCTGTTATTCAAGATGAACTTCTGCCTACTAAGGTTCTTATAAAAAGAAGTCTTGAGGCAGGTTTGATTGGAATGAAAAATGATGCTTATTATCTCAGAAGTGACGGAAGTCCCCTGTGTGAGATAGGAGAAGAAAGTACTCTGAATAATGCAGCAAAATACATAGCAAGTGTAAAACATCAGCAATTGAAGTATACACTTGAGGCTAAATTAAAAGAGGTTTAACTTGTTGCTGGGGAAGCCAGTTGAACGCGGTTTCCCCAGTGACTACAATAGAGAGAGAATATGCTTATACAAGAAATGGCAGATCAGTTTGATGTTATATTTAACAATATAGCATCAAATCAAGCTCCGGGCTGCAATGACTATGAAAAGAGCCTTTTTCTTACTAAAGCGGAAAAAGAGGTTACGAAAAACCATTTTACCGCCAATAGTAAGGGAAATTCTCTTGGTGTAGGCTTCGATGATTCTTTAAAGAGACAGGCAGATTTCTCTACTCTAATGAAGACAGCAAATTGTACTCTGATAGCAGCACCTGGTTCTGCAGTAAGTACTTTATATACTTTCACATTTAGCACAGTAACTAGAGTTTTAAAGAATGTTACTTTTACTAAGTCTGGAACATCTACAACAATTGTACCTCCTGTAGGAACATATAATGCTATTTATCAAGGAGGTGCTCTTCAGATATTAATAGGAGAATCTACTTACATAGTTACTGGAACAGATGTACCTACGGTTAACTGCACTTTGAATGTATCTAGTACTATAGATAATAGACTTGATTCTAGAAGTGGTATATGGTCATTTCCAGAAGATATATTCATTCCAGTTAATGAGGTTATCTATACAAATAATGGTAAGCCTTTACAAATCATTCCTCTAAGGTATGATGAGTATACTAGACTAATGTCTAAACCCTACAAAAGGCCTTTGAAGAATCAAGCATGGAGGCTTATTAATTCAGGAAGTATTTCAGAGGAAACAATATCAAAGACTGTAGAGATAATAGCTGGAGCAGGGGACATTCTTTCTTCTTACGTTGTAAGGTATGTAAGAATGCCTAAACCTATAATTGTAGGAGACTTAGGAGGATTTACTATAGACGGAGAAAGTGAAATCTCTACAGAATGTGAATTAGATCCTATTTTACATGATGATGTTGTACAAAGAGCTGTGGAACTTGCTAAAATAGCATGGGGAGGAGCAGGACAAGATGTACAGTTGGAGATAGCATCAGGACAAAGAAGTGAGTAAATGAAGGTATAAAGTATGGAACTTATAGATTTTTCTAATGGCTTTGATACTTTGTTAAGTAGTTATGTAACTCGTAGTGCTATGGGAGTTACCGATAATCCTATTAGCATACAGTTAGATGAGTACGAGAAATCCAAGCATTTAACACAATCACAAGAAGAACTGGTTCTTTCTTTTTATAGTGGAAGAAATAATACAGGTAAAGGTTTTGAAGAAACAGAAGAAGTAAGAAGATACTTAGCTAATTTAATAGAAGTAGATGAATTAGATCCTGAACCTGACTCTAATGACTCTCTTCCTCCTGCTATAGGAGATAAATCAGCTTTCTTTACTTTACCTGAAGATTTGTGGTTCATAACTTATGAAAGTGTTTCCGCAACAAGGCCTGGTACTGAAGCCTGTGGGAATGAGTGTAACATAGATGTTATTCCCGTAAAACAAGATGAGTATCACAGAATAAAGAAGAATCCATTTAGGGGAGCTAATGAGAGGAGAGCCTTAAGGCTGGATTTGGCAAACAGATTAGTGGAAATAATATGTAAGTATACTATTACTAAGTATTATGTAAGATATCTTAAAAAACTTAGTCCTATAGTACTTACTACTTTAGATGCTGAAAATGCTATAAACGGAGTAACTACTCCTACTAATTGCGAACTTGATAGTTCTCTGCATGAGAGAATACTTCAAAGAGCTGTAGAGTTAGCATTAATAAGTAGAGGACTGTATAATAAACAAGGACAACAATAACGTGATTAATAACGTCTATTAGTTAGCCATGCTGATAGACAATTGTTTAACTTAAATGTTTTACAACTATGGCAAATTACAGTGTTAATCAAAATCGTCAGTTCTATGTAGCTAATAATGGTTACTCATCTGGCGGCAGTGCAGTAGGTCAAGTTACTAAGGTTGCTAAGACACCTGAGGATGAACTTTACTTCTTGTTTAATGGAGCAAACGGTGTACTGAAGAGTGATTATATTCCTCTGAAGAACATTGCTTATGCAAAAGCGATTGATGCAGATGACAACGCTACTACAATGAGAAAGGTAAAGGTTACCATCAGTGCTAATCCTGTAGCTGGTCAAGATTATGTTCTGGGCATCAACTTTAAGAACTTCTTTAGTTCAGGCGATGCTTCTCAGTACTACAAGAATGCAGCTGTTCATGTAACTTCTAGTATTGATACAAAGGCAAAGTTTGCAACAGCTATGGTTGCTGCCTTGAATAAGGCATTCTCTCGTGAGGATGGTGCTACAGCTTCTAGCAATCCTTATCTCTCATTCACTGCTTCCAGCAATGATGTTGTTATCGAAGAGAAACCTCAGGAGTGGGCACTTGGTACTAAGAAGGCTCGCAGAATTATGTTTGACATCCTTATTGGTACAATCTACACCGGTGGTGAGGATGTAAGATGGGGTACTGTAACTGAAGTTACTACTTCTCTTACTAAGGTTGATAACGGTCAGAAGGTTGCTGATCTTGAGTGGTTCTGCCTTGGTGAACGCGGTGATCAGTATCGCAATGTAGGCTGGCCTAATGTTATCCCAACCACCTATCTTGCTGATGCTACTAAGGCTTACCATCTGATTGAGATTCACTACGCATATACTGGTAGTGGTGTCGACAGCTATAAGAGTGAGAAGGAACTTACCATTGCTGTTCCTAAGGGTGCTACTGACCATGAGTATGATGCTGTGAATGCTCTTATTGCTGCTATTAATTATGCTGCTGATACTACTCTGATCAATACTCTTTCTTGATCAGTAAAGAACTAGACAACCATTGGGGAGGAGGGAAGTAATCCCCTTCTCCCTTTTGTTTAACTACAAAAACATACTATTATGAAAAAATATGGAATAGTTATATCAACCAATGAACCTAATGCTAAAGACTGCCTTTGGCTTAAACCTATGGATGGTGGAATGGCTCTTATGGTTCTTAACAATGGAAACTGGCAATCTATCAGACTTGTCAATGACCAAGGTACAGGCAATATCAATGATGATGAAGTTATTAACTTTAATGACTTCTCTACTACTTTAGAAGTAACAGATATTACAGCTCTCACAAAAGCACAAATTGAAGGCCTTAAGGCTGGAGATATGGTACTTAAGAAAGATGAAACTGGAGTACACTCTTACAGAGTATCCTATAAGAGCACTACTGGATTATGCTTAACCTATTCAGACTGTGAGAATGTAGAGACTGTTGCTTATGAGAAGTCAGGTAGTACTTGGGCTTATGACTCTACTGATGTTACTCATATTAAACAGGAAACAGTAGCAAACGCAGAACCTTAAACTATGAGTACTGAACAGTTGAATATTCTTACTGCAGATTATCAAGCATACCGAGGTAATGTTCTGAAATCTGTAGCAGAACTTTATAAAAGTGTTAGTTCTTTTCCTGATGAGAGAGTAAAACCCTTTCATCAGGGATGGAGAACTAATGCTTCTATACAAGACTTATGTTCTGATATTATTAAGGATTCTACTGTTATTGTTGGAAATGTTTTTGGAGGAGATGTTACCTGTTCTGATTTGCCAGGAGGACTTGAAGAGGCAAAACTTAAAGTAATGGTTCTAAAAGGACTTAGCCAAAAACTCTTAAAGATTACTGTGTTGTCAGTAGATGTATCTCCTTACGTTTGGGAGAGAACATACTATTTGGGAAATCTGACAGATTGGAAATCTTGGGTACCTCCTGTAAATACTTCTGAAACTACGGATACTTTGCTCTATAAAGAGTTCTATGTTGGAGTAGCAGCATCTTATTTGAATATAATAGATGTGGATTACTATCATGAATCAATAGCTAGAGGAGTCTTTGTTCCGTTTGAAGGGGTTGATGGGTATATTTGGGTTGTAATGCCAAGCGATTATACTCCCAAAGTATCTTTAAATCTTGTACAGGCTGATATGGAACTTGATAGTAGTATTCTTATAAACAGTAAGATGTACAAAGTATGGAAAAGTGTAGATACTCATTCTGGAACATTTAATTTATCTTTTAATTAGTACAATTATGGTAATACTTAATCAACTAAATATTTCGAAAGATGCCAAGACATTATACATTAATTTCGAGGTTCCAGAAGGAACCTACTTTAATAATGTATATCTTGACAGTATTTCTATTATAACTGCTGACAAAGTGTCACAAGAGTCTCCAAACACTCCTTCTACACAGTTTATATATAAGAAGACATATGATACACAGGAGGATAAAGAGAGTGCTCTTGTAATAGATGTTCCGGCATTGAACGCTGCTTTCCTTAATACTCGTGATGGAGAACCTATAGATAGTACAAAACCCTATGCTACAGTTGCTTTTGATAATACAGATTTTAGTAAGAAACTTTTCTTTGTGTATATAAAAACTACTCCTGTACCTCTTAACACTCCTTGTGAGTTGTCAGATGATTATACTGTAGGAGTTGTGTTTGATACTACTGTATATTATCAAAAGGTAATGGATTACAGCAAAGAACTTATAAAGTGTTGCAGTATTCCTACAGCTTTTACAGATTTTGTACTAAGATGGGAAGCTTATAAGGCAGCAGTAGAAACCAAGCATTATTTAAAAGCAATAGAATTCTATAACCTACTGTTTAAGGAAGCGACTTCAGGAACATTAAGTAATGGAACAACTAAATCTTGCGGATGTCATGGATAAACTGTTATTTACATCTTTCCTGAATTACTTTAATACTTTAGAAGTAACAGGTTATGTGCCATGCAATCAAATGCAACAATTACTTATATTAAATCTCTATAAAGAAATCTTGGGAGGTAATTATGATACATATCTCACAGAAGAAGATAGAGAAGTAATCAATAAAGCATTGGATTGTATCTATGGAAGTACTTGTCTTATTCCTTATCCAGACTATACGAAAGGTTAAGGATTGCTCTTAACTGACTAAACAGTTTTATTAATATGGCTTAAAGGTACAGTAAATATTGTATCTTTGAGCCATTATTAAATATTAAAAGAATATGTTAGTAAAGGAACTTGTATACAGCATACTGGATTTACTTAAAACTAGTAGTGATGATGCTTTCTATACAGAAGACCATGTTCTCTTTTTAGTAAAGAAGTATAGAAGTTTTCTGATAAAGAAAGAACAAGATAAGGAGAAATCCTCTTCTGACATAGCTTCTGAATTTGAGTACCAACAGATATGCTTGGATTTAGAAGAAGTTTCTGCTATTGATGGTAGACCTTGTACTGGAGGGAATTATCTCAGAACCACCAATACTATTCCTAGAATACTTGAAGGTATTCAACCTAGAATATATCCGGTTGATTATTATCAGGGAACTAATATAAGCTATGTTTCTAGAGATAAGATGAGGTTTGTAGGCTCAAATCCTTATCTTAAAAACATTATATATATTAGTCTTGGACCAGATCTTCACTTTTATCTTACAAGCAGCAATCCACAGTTTAGGTACTTAAAGAAACTTAGAGTTAGTGCTATATTTGAAGATTTCGATTTAGCTGCTGATTATCTGTGTGATGATTCTGGACAGTCTGCAGTATGTGATGTATTGGATGAAGAGTTTCCTATAAGAGATTATTTGGTTGCTCCTTTAATAGAATTAGTTGTAAAGGAACTTACCGGATCTTTGTATAAAGTAGAAGATACAAAGAACAATGCTGCTGATAATCTGCCTCAGCAAGCTGTAGGACAACAATAAAGTAGGAGAAAATGGAAGAGAGAAGTTTTACAGAATTTACAACAAGACAGATAGGCCGAAGAGGAAAGAAGGTAATGAAAGTTACTAACTCTTGGGGAGTTTATGATGCTTATAAAGCAATCCGTAAAAATGGTTGGTATAGTATAGGAAAACCCATTAAAGAAAGTTGCTTTTATGCAGTAATAAGGGAAATAAATAAGCTTTTAGCTCAAGAGCTGATTAATGGGCAAGAAATAGTTTTTCCAGCTGGTATGGGAAAATTAGAATTAAGGAAAAGAAAGAATGGAGTTAGTATTGTAGATGGAAAGCTTAAAATAGGTTATCCTATAGATTGGGGAGAAACATTAAGACTGTGGTTTGAGGACGAGGAAGCAAGAAACAACAAAACTCTTTTAAGGGACGAATCTCCATTCTGTTATAGAGTATATTATAATAAGAGAGATGCAGACTATCAAAATCAATCTTTTTATCAGTTTACTCTTAACAGGAAAATTAAACAGGGATTAAAGGAAAATATAAAGAACAATAAAATAGATACTTTATGGCTACAGAAGTACAATACACAAGTATAAGAAGGGTGTTAGACAACTTACTTGACCATCCAATGTTAAGAGATTTGACATTGGAACAGGCTGTTAGATATACTCTGAGATTCATAGCAAAGAATGGATATTCTAAGCTGTATGAGAATAAAGAATCTATTATAGAGATAAAAGATTTTAGAGGGCTTCTTCCTTGTGGAACAATAAAAATCAATCAGGTTAAAGATTGCAAGACTGGTATCTGTCTTCGTTCTATGACTGATACTTTTAATCCTATAGAAGGTCATCCTATAGTAGAACTTACTTTTAAAACTCAAGGTCAGGTAATCTATACTTCTTTTCCTGAAGGGCAGATAAAAATATCATATTTAGCAGTTCCTGTTGATGAAGACGGTTTTCCTCTGCTAATAGATAATGAAATTTATTTAGGGGCTTTGGAGGCATATATCAAAAAGGAGATATTTATCATTAAATTCGATCAAGGTAAATTAGCTGCTCCAATTCTTCAGAATGCAAAACAAGATTATGCATTACTTGCAGGACAGTTACAATCAGAGTTTACTATACCTTCTACTTCAGAAATGCAATCCATTACAAATATGTGGAACAGTCTTATTCCTAGAATGAGTGAATTCTACAGTGGATTTAAGAATCTTGGAACTAGAGAGTTTATTGTAAATCATAATAATAACCATTAAACAGTAGACTATGCAAAAGAAAGTAATGCCTTGGAAGACGAAAGGAATGAACAGAGATTTATCTGTTTCTGCTTTCAATCCGGAGTTTTCCTTTGAAAATATGAACTTAAGGTTAGCTACCAATGAAGGTAATACTATGCTTAGTTGGGTTACGGAAAAAGGTCCCAATCAAATGACGTTTTCTGTAAACAATGTAGATACTTCTACTATAGCTGGTATACCTATAGGAACTGCTGTTATAGATAATGTATTGGTATTGTTTGCTACTACTAGAGGAGAAGATCATGTTAGTGGTACAGATTATATATACACACTTACAATAAACTTTACTACTCAAAGAATAGTTGTAGATACTTTCTTTAGCGGAGATTTGAACTTTGATGCTGAACACCCTTTGGAAACTTTGGTGTCTTATGAGTCTAACACTATAAAGAAAGTATACTGGGTAGATGGCAAGAATCCCTTCCGAATGCTTAATTTGGATGATAAACCAGTTCCTGAAATAGTAGGACAAAACGATCTTACATCTGTCTATTATAATGATGTATTTAATGTTCTTCCTACTCTTAAACTACAAGAAACTGTCTATATTGATAAGATAACAGGAGGTTCTGGTAAGTTTGTTTCTGGTGTAATTCAGTATGCTTTTACCTACTATAACAGACATGGTTGTGAAAGTAACATCTTCTATACATCAGGACTTAGATATATATCACCAATTGATAGAGGAGGTGCCCCTGATGAAATGGTTGATAATGCTTTTAAGATTAGAATAGAGAAAGTAGATACTAGATTTGATTATGTTAGAATATACTCTATACAAAGAACCAGTATCAATGGTACTCCTATCTGCAAGAGAATAACAGATATAGATATAGTTCCTCCTGTATCAGGAGATTTGACAATTACATATATAGATACTGGTACTACAGGAGATATTATAGATCCTTCTGAACTATTCTTCAAAAATAGAGAGACTATAATAGCTTCTACTTTGGAACAAAAGGATAATACTTTATTCTTGGGAAATATCAAGAAAGATACTTCTTTCAATATTCCTGATACTATAGTACTAAATCATAAACTCGTTAATACAAACAATGAGAGGTGTACCATAGCTACTGAGTTCCGTCCTATTAATATGGGAGAAATAGATTTGAACTCTCCTTTCTCTCATGTAAGTCAACTTAATCTATATGAAGGTAATGGAAATACTAGAGAGTATGGTATTCCCTGTAGTGGATTTAAAATAGGAAATACTTATAGATTAGGATTTCAACTGCAGGACAAAACAGGCAGATGGAGTGATCCTATTTATATTGATGATTATGAAGTTCAAGGCATAGGAACTGTTCCTGGAACTGGAGAAACAGATACCAGAAAGTTCCATCCTGAAATAACATCTATAATTAATGCAGGTGTGCTTAAAATGCCTCGTATTACTGCTACTATAGATACAACCACTAGTGGTGCTCTGATTGATTGTGGATATAGAAAAGTAAGACCTGTAATAGTAGTTCCTACCATACAAGAG